TAATGAAACATAATACCCATCTTCTGTAATTCCAGCCGCCATAGCTTGAGAAGAATGAGCAACTCCACCATTATTTTCATTTTTACCATCAAGTCTGTATCCAGTAGGATCAAAACCTTTTTCTAATGCTTCCATTGTTTTTAACATTTGATGTCCATTACCAGAACCACCATCAATATGACTCTTTAATCCATTGTAATAAGATTGTTTAGGGCTTCTAGAAAAATGAAATTTTCCTATGGTTGCCGCAAATCCTAAATCAGTGCTATTAAACGATTGTCCTGTTTCACTTAATTCAGAGTATTTATCACTAACTGCATTAAAATTGTCATAGTGTGCTTTCATTTCCATTTCACTAATCATGCCTAAATTTAAAACTTGTTTTCCTGTAGGTCCTACTAAACTTTTAGGATCAAAAAAAACTGATTTTAAATCAATAGGGCCTTTAGCTATGCTACCAAGAATATTTTTTACGTTAAACCCTGAATTAGCTTTATCTGTATACCCCATTTCTTTTAACATATCGCCATAATCTCTTTTTTGATATAAAAAGTTTTTTCCTGATAAAACGTTATAATCTTTTGAACTATCATATTTTGTATTTTGAAGTTTAGCTAAAAATGGTGTACGAAAAGATTCTTGATTATTTATTTGAGGAGCTAAACTAACATTTACATTCTGTCCTAAAGCTTGTGCAGGATCTGTTGAACCAAAGTTAATTTTAACACCCTCACCAAAATTAACATTTGTGTCAGCATAATAATCTTCTACTTTATCATACTCTTTAACCATTTTTTATCACTTCCTTATGACTATTCTTGAGTTTGAGGAGCATTTCCAGTAAAGCCAGCTTCCCCTGCAGTTGGCGTAGCTCCGACTCCGATTGAGCTACCGTCATTCCCTGCACCACTAGCTCCCTGAGTTCCATTAGGTACGCTTCCAGTATTTCCCACATTTGAGGGTTGTTGAGGAGTGGGGCTAGTATTGTCGCCTGTTGCTTGTTGAGCATTTTGTAATCCCTGTAACATTTGTGCATAAATTTGAGCTTCGCTAATATCATTCACCATCTTATCTGGATCAATATCTTGTGCTATAGCTAACTCTTTCATTAAGTTAGGTAACTTAATAAACGGTGCTAACATTGGGTTTGCAACTGTTTGAAGTAAGGCTGTCAGTCTCTGACTTCTTATTTCTTTCTGCATAACTCCAATTGAACCACTTGGTTTTATTTCTAAGTCACCTTCAATATCTGGTGTATCTTTATTGAATTGCATGTTCCATTGAAAGTAACACTCACCAATTGGTTTTAATAAATAATCATCAATATTCTTTATTACAGTCTTTACGGATAATGATGCTCCACCTAACAACATTGACAATCCTGCAGCAGTTCTACCAGTTCCAGATACACCTGTCTGTCCGTGCATAATTGATGGTAGTCCAGTTTCTTCATCTGCAAGTTGACGACTTATCTGGTACATCTGTAAGTTTTCACCTGCTGTATTAGGGAACTTTAATCCATTGATAGCTGTTCCTGTTACACCAGATTGTCTTCTAAATATCTTGCCCGGAAAGATGTCCATGTTCTGTCCGGGAACTAAACTTGCTTCATCTACATCAAATACAAGATTACCTGCTAATGCTAGATTATCAATAGCCATTCTAACATGACCATTCATAAGTAACTGTGCATCTTCCATGTTTTCAGCAACACCCACACCCCATAACTGGTATGGATTAACTTCATATGGAAAGGCACTGTAAGGTATTCGTGCAGGAGTAAATGGGTTTAGTACGCAACGTATTACATTATTGCCACATATCCATGCATTTATTTGTACTTGTTCTAGTTCCCCCATGTCTTCAGCAACATCAAGTCCAACATCACGAGCAAACTTCGCATCAAGAACACCCCAGTATTCTAATACTTCATATCTGTTTTCTTGATAATGTTCTTGACTTTCATCTTCACGGATAGTGTCTTCATAATACTTATCTGTGTAATTAGGTCCTTTTGCAATTGCATCTTCTATTTGTTCTGGATCAAAGTATGGTTTGTTTATCAAAGCTCGTAATTGTTGACGAGTCATTCGATGTCTTTCTATAACATACTCACAATCATCGACACTGGTTGCGGCAGGATCTGGATGAAAATCCCAACAAGACACATGTTCTAATCTTGGAACAAGTTTCTCATATGGATCATATTGTTTGCCCCCTTCACCTGCTGACCACTTATGCACACGTTTGTAATGATTGAACGGACCTTTGATAATCCCAGTTCCTAACATAGCTGCTTCAAATATAGCATTTCTAAATACTGTTGTAGCATTTGTATCTAGTAACTGATCATGTATTAACTTCTGCATTGCAAGTGCTGCTTTTTGTGCAGGACTTACTTGTGGTTCACCAGCTTTTGATGGTCCTTCTTCTAATGGAAGGTTCTCGTAAGCTTTACCAAATTGATTGGGGTCTGATGCCCCTAATGGTATGTCACGACCATCTCCTGCAAATCCATAGGGATCAACAACGTCATCTATTGGTGTTTTTAAATGTGCTGTTTCAGCGATACCTTCTGGTATTGGTGTGGGTTCAATGACTATAGGAAACTGTTTATTATTAAACAGTATATCAATAATCTGACCATATGCTGCAAGAACTTTTGTTTTTGTTATTTTTATAAATACTTGAGAACGTTCTGATTCTCTGTATTGTGTTGTTGTATCGTAGATACCTCTAAAGTTCTTGTAGGCTTGCAACCATTTTTTCTCGTGAATAAACCTACCGTGTTCGGCATCTTGAAATTTAGAACGAATATGTCCAGCCAAGCCGGGCATTTGTTCTTCAGGTTTATTTATCTCTACTGATTCATCATCAGCAGGTTGCAAGAAATTATCTTCCATAAGTTACTTTTTCTTTTTAGTTATTTTGCCACCAGTTTTCTTTTTAGTAGGCTTTACTAATTTTATTGCTTCATCTACTGGAATAACATTTCTTAATATCCTAAATGGAGCAGCTAATGAACTTTGTTTTTTTGGAGATACTAATCCCCTTATTTGATTAAAAGCTCTAGATATTTTTTCTGTATTAGACATGATTAGTTGCCTGATGGTCTATCATCAGCCATTGAAAACAGTGAAGCTTCTACAGTTGGTTTAGTTTGTTTTTTTGGAGCATCTTGAGTTAATACGTCTGTCGTTGCTCTTGTGTCAAACTCTAAACTGTCTCTAGTTAGTTGATTAGAACCCATTGGATCATTTACAGATGTTTTATCTGAGTTCATAATGTAACTTTCACCGTAATTATAATTATTGCCGGGCATAGTTCTCTCCTTCTATTGGTTTATATTTAAATTTAAATTGCCTAAGAAACCTTGTGCAAATCCCTTTAGACCTTCTTGTACTTTAGGTTCTACTTTTTCTTCCATGAACCCTTTTACTTTTTTAACGGCTTTTTGTCCTTCATACACATCTATTGGTGATATAGGACTTACTAATTCAGTGGCCGCAAGTGCCGCAGACTTACCAACACCCAATCCTTTTTCCATTCCAGTTAAGAAAGCACTTCCTGCTGCAACTGGTGGAAGGACAGTTTTTAAAACCTTTCCTGCACCTTTAACTATTGGTTTTTTTGCTAATCCTTTTAAATCTTCTTTTAAATCATCTGTAAATTGTTCAAAAGATGTAATTCGTTCTTTAGGTTTATCCTCTAACGCTGAATTTTCTTCTGGTATTCCTAAATTAACTTCAGTAGGTTGTTTTTGTTTGACTTGTTGTTTAGCTTGTTCAAAATACTTTGAATACCCATCAGTCGTTGTTGTTATTCTTTCAATAGTTTCTGGACTTCTTATACTTTTAAAGTATGTATTTTCTAAATTTAAACCTTGACTTTCAGCAGAATCAAAAAGTGCTTTAACTAAATCATTTGCCCCAGTTCTAAATTTATCAGGACTTCCATCTGCTTTTGTATATGATCTGTAAGGGTCTTTTTGATACTTTGTATAAGATCTTCGATCTCCAGTTTTTAATTGAATTGAAACTTGCGTAACATCTCGACCCTGTATAATAGAAGAAGTTGCTTCATCAAGAACTTCTGCACTAGCGTCTGTATTTATGTTTCTCATCAACTCTTGACCAAATTTACCACCATCTCTTCTACCTTCATAATCTGGTGGATTAAAACTAGCGTATGTAACTCCTTTTTCTCCTGTAACTGGATCAATTTGATCTGGATCAAAAATCAAACCTTCTGCATCAGCACCTCTTATTATACCAGTTTTAGGATCAAGCTTTCCTCCAAAAACTATTTGAATTGATGATAATATTTTTTTTGTATCTGCTGGTCTTACTGCTCGGTATTTACCACTCGCTCCTAAAACATTAAATATATTATTGCTTTTAACACCATTTTCTTTATTTCTTCTTATGTTCTCTTGTATTAAAAAATCAGCGTAATCAGACAAAGGAGAACTATACATACTACCCTTTGCACCTTTTTGTTGGGAAGGCACTACAACTGTCATTCTATCTGGTCGATAGTTAGTAGCTGAATTAAGTCCTATAGCAACACTAGGTCTTACCCCCTGTACTACATTAAATAGAATTGCATCTACAGCACCAGCCATTGTTGGATTTTTTACTTTGTAATCTTCAAGGGCTTGTATAAATTTACCACGAGCATATGCATTAGAGTTAGGAATAATTGAACTTTCACCTTTGCCCGGTTCTGGTACACCAAAAAATTCTTCTACTCTTGCTGTATCCATTACTGGTAAAATGTTTACAATCTCATCCCCTCTTGGAAGATTATTTCTAAGAAAATCAGCACCTAAATACCGAGTTTCCTGCATAAGAGATTTTCGCCCTTTAGTACCCTCTTCTTTCATCTTTTTAAAAAGTTTACTTGCTGGAAACTCTCCTGTTTCATCAGGTGTAAACAGGGCAATAGCCCCTCCGGGCTTGTCCATTAATTCTGGAAAAAACTTTTCAAATTGAGATGCAGTTACTGTGTAACCTTTTTGTTTAGGATTGTATTTTGCAACACCAGCTTTAGAACGCTGTTCATCAAATGTTTGTAAAGCTTGTCGTAATGTTAATTGTTTAACATCCATTTTTAGTATCCAAACGTATTATCTTGTGGTTGATAGACTTGTTCTTTTATGTGGTTTAAACTTTTGTGTATGCCTACATATGAAGAGGTTCGACACATTACCATATAACGCAAAGCATCGTATGCGTGATCTTCGGCTTTTGTGTCAACATCTTCTGAATTAGTTTTAGACAATGGTATTCCTGCCAGTTGTCGAATAGTGTTACTACATGTATTAAATATACGGATTCTTGGTAATGTTGTCAATGGGTTATCTGCTAATCGCCTATGTACTTCCATTTTACCCTGAAGCCTGTTACGATCAGATGGTATCCAACGAACACCCAAACGCATCATTGTCTCTGCTATTGACGGACCAAAACCTGTCTTGTTCCAACAGGATGAGTCTAATACAGTATAGTGTGGTTGTGGATCTGTCTGTTCAACTTCCAGTATCTTATCAGCCAGTTGCTCTGCTGTATGCTGTTTGACATACAACTCACGATAGATCCATATATTATCATCCCAATCAATTGCACCCCATAGTACGCAAGATGGACTTGCATATCCATAATCTGCTGCACGTATTCTGGGCCAGTTAGTCGGCATTTCAAATGGTTCGACTACATGCTTTGATTTAGAAAACTCTGGGAAGGCGGCTCCCTCTGCCACATCCCAATCCCCTTCAAGAAGTCTCTTCCGTTCAACTTCTGGGAGCGATCTGAGCATGGCTTCGTATCTGCCATCTTGCATCAGATAGGGATTATCAGTCAGCCGTGCAGGAATAAATTTACGGTAGAACAGCGGCTGCCTTGCTTTTTCATGCCCTTCTGGGTATAACAGTTGTTGTCCTGATTCTACATCTGTGGCCGCAAACGGCTTGTTAAAATCAGATGGATCAATATACATCTTCTTGATCCACCAACCACCTACTCCTCCGGGGTTGCCAGTACAACGCATTGACATATAAGGTCTAAGTTCGTCATCTGTTGTACGTAGCCTTGAACGCAAGTAATCCCAAACATACGGTGTAGGATACTGCGTTATCTCATCAATTCCAATCCAGTTAAAAGCCTGACCTTGAAATCGAGTAACATCTTTGTCTCTGTCCAGATAGGTGAACCACATTGTCGCTCCTGACGGAAACACCCACGTAGACTTTGCTTCTCTAAAGTGAGCTTTTGGAAAAGCTTTCGGATATAGCTGTCTTGACTTGTCAATCAGTTCTGTTAATTCATCAAGAGTTCTTCTTAGGAGAAGACCACGATGATTAGGGTTATGACAATAACGAAGAGGATCAACAAGCAAAGCGAAAGACTTGCCCCCTCCTGCAGCCCCACCGTATAACACATCTTCTTCAGAGGAAGATAGAAATTCTTCTTGAGGACCATTGTTAGGTCTAAATATAACTTCCTGATCTTCGACCAGATCAGATACAGGTTGTAACGAATTGAGTTCATCACCCAAGTCCACAACTTTTGAAGTTCCGTTAGTAAGGTTCTTTGCAGTGTTTTCAATACGTTTCGCATTTTGTCTGTGCTTCTGTACTTTCTTTGCAGCCTTTTCAGCTTGCTTTCTTTCGGCTCTGAGCTTCTTACGAGTTGCTCGTTTAGCTCGTTCTATTGCCGATACATTATAAGATTGTTTAGGGGCATTGGGATCTTTCTTTGGTCGCCCACGTTTAGCCATCGTATTTAGCGTTTACTTTTCTTGGTTGTCCATAACGTTTTATATTACCACCATACTGTTTTCCCTGAACTATACCTCTAAGTTTACTAAATCCTCTTGCTAATGCAGATGGATTTCCTTCTCTACTAGCAGCCAAAGCTTTTTTCTTTATTTCTCCTAACATTTGCATAGATGCTTCGTTATGTTGTTTCAAACCTAAAAAATTAAGCACTCCAGCATCAACAGATTCTTTCACCATACTTACATCTTTATCACTTACACGACCAGATCCCTGCATATTGTAAAACTGCGTCATTTTTTTAATTAAAGCTTTCATTACTTTATCTCTATCAGCCATTTATTACTCCCTTTTTAGCTGGTAACAGGACTACACCGTGTAATGCCTGTACATTATGGTTATGTGTCTCTTCTTTACCCAAACCTACCCTATTTAACAACGATTCTGCTGCTTTTAGACGCAGATCATCCCCTCTTTCTATCTGTGGACTGTCAATTAAGCTAATTAACTTGTTTGTAGCCTTTACAGAAGCACTAGCCAGTAGGTTCTTTGACCTTCTGATGATCTCATCGGATAATTTGCTTCGCAAATACCCTGCCGAACCTTTCGTGTAACCAGCATTTTCAGCTGCTGCGACCACAAATCCACCATTACTGAACAAATTCTGTAAAAACAGTTCTTCTTTTTCTGAAATCTTGGTAGATTTTCTCTTTTCAGGTAGTAAATTCATAGTAAACTCGATTATTACGGTGCGTAAGCCTACGTACTGGATGCAAATTAAGCGTTAAAGTGTGCCAATGTGACATCTTGCACCTGTAATACATACTTATAATACTAATCTAAAAAAAATTTGTCAAGGGGGTTGACGAAAGTGCGTACAGACTGTACAATGCAGTAGTACCTGCAGAGGTGTACTATAGAGTATCCCTGCAAATTAGCCCCACTGCGTTGCATGTGGGGTTTTTTATTGCGTATACTCAAAGAGTTGCATCGTTAATCATACAATTAACTACAAATATAAAAATTATGTCGCCATTGCTAGTACATATGGAGGGGGGTGGGGTGTCCTTTCGTACGCCTGTGCATTGATTTTATTTATTTTTTTATTTTAAAGTGTATACCTCATTGAGAGGTTTAACTAGGCAAACAATAACCACCAACAATTAAAACTTTAAATTCAAACTTTAATTATGCATCACTCGTATACTCGTATAAAGTGATTTGCCAATGATTTTTATATGATTAATTTCAATAGCATTTGAGATATAACCAAAAATATCTTTTATTTTGCAGATCATAACAAATACAATACTTTAATTATTATTTATTAATTGCATAAAAAAAGCCCCCATAATTTAATATGAGGGCTAGTTTGGGAGAACTTTATATTATTTTATATTATTAGGTATTAGATGAAAAGTAGTTTTTTCTATATTCATTAACTCTTTTTTCAGTTTTTTCATTTGCAATATATTTATTTGCATTTGATAACCAACAATGAACACAAATATATTTATCATTCTCAATTACAAATAAAAATCTCTCTTGTTGTTTACCACAAGCAGAACAACTGCAAATATCGTGAGCATTTGGAACACTAATAGACATCTTAATACTGCCTTTCAGAAGTTTTAACAATAAAGTTATCTTTATCATCTAATTGATAATCTTTTAATTTAACTTGTTTATTAGATGAACCATAACAAGTAATACCTTGATGCTCTAATAATTCAGTTAAAGCGTCAATTTGCATCTTTACTGCTCTGACTTGTTGAGCAATTAAATTTAAATCTTTATATTCAGTGACAACCATATTATCCATGAAGTCTTTATTTACTTTAATTAATTTTTGCATTTTATAACCCTTTCAAAGTTATTTAAGTTTAATATTAGTTGTTAAGATCAACCAATAAGTAAATATTTGCATCAATTTTCTTTTGTGTCAAACTTTTATTTTCATTTAAAAATATATTTCTGTATTTACCAGTGGTTGTTGAATAATCCCATTTATTAATATCTAAATATATTTTACCTTCATTGGTTCGCATAGCAATTAAACTTTTATACGATTGGAAGTAATGAGCATCTGGAGTGACTATTAGAAATTGATTAGGTCGCTCATTAATGTTGTAAACTTTAATTTTTTTTGTAGGTGGTATGTATTCACCTTTTATTTCATAATCGTTTTCTTGAATAAGATCTTTAATTGTTTGATCTATTTCTAAAGTGCTTTGAGCAACAAGTACATTTTCATTATTATAAATTGTATACATTTTATTTACCTTTCAGTTTTTATTTTGTTTCAGGAGCAATAGAGCATAAAAAAAAGGAGATGTAAATACACCCCCTTAATTTTTTATTTGTGTTTTAGATTAGACAGAAAATACTGCTATTAAAAATAAAATTGTTAGAATAATTAAAGCTACTAAAATTTTATAAACGTAAAGAAGTGTCTTCCAATCCATCAAGCAACCATTGCCAATTCTTGCCAATCTTTAGTGTCTAATAGTTGACGTATTTTACTTTGCCTTTGTAATTGTACAGTGTGTTTACTTTTTGTCTCACCTAGTGTTTGATCTTTGCCAAATCGATCAGTGTAACTAGCGTCAGTATGTGTAGACCAATATGTAAGAGCATTGTAAGCAGACCACATATTACGTCCACAATCTTGACTTTCTTTTTGGAATACATCAACCATGAAGTTTAGTAGTTTGTTGTTAACTTTGTGTGTGCTATCAGCAACTAAACGTGTACCCCTACCATGTTCAACTTTGCACAAAGTATTTGTTAGAAATTGTGCAAACTCTTGATCAGATATTGGGGAATGTTTCCACGCTAACATTTGCTCTTTGTTTTCATTCCAAGCTTGTAAACTTGTTTGGGCATTGGTTAGCATAGCATCAACATTTAAATTTTGCGTATGCATATGTTTATGCTGATACGCTTTTTCACCACCAAATACTTGAGTGTTTTGACATAGCGATCTGTACGCACCACTGAATACTTGAAAAGCCCAAGACATATCGACAGAGTTAAAAACATCCAAACGACATTTAACAAGATCATTTTGACCTACATCCATTTTAAGATCGTTGAAATGTATAGTTCTAGTCGCACGTCTTCCATTCTCAAATACTCGATCAATGACTTCAACATTGTTCAAAGGTAAATCAGAGTTTTCCTGCAAATAGTTTCCCTGCTTTTCAAAAATCTCAGAGTGATTAACAAGCTTGTAAGTATCAGAGATAGGGCGACAGTTTAAAACATCACCAGTATGCGTTGAAATTAATCCTCTGTACTTTTCAAGTTTTTGCATTGTTCCCATACCTACACCAAATGGTTTATCAACAAACAATGGAACTGGTTCAACTGTTCCAACATCTTCAAACAGTTTAATATTGCGTACATCATCATGTACAAATTCAGTACCATTAGGCAACTGTTTATAACCACAATCGTCTAATGATACATTCCATTTTGGGGGAATATTAGTTTTGAATGGAGTGACATTTGCTTTATCACTTTTAGTTAATAGTTCTTCTAAATCTATTTGATCAGTCATAATTATTTATTCCTTTCAATAGTTAATTGTGAAACTGCATGATCGACTACATCACCAATCTTATCTTCAAGTGTAGTCGTATCCATATAATCCAACATATCCATTTGGGATAGTTCATCTTGAACAAGACCATATATATCTAGTTCATGTGACCAATCCATATTTTGAATATGATTTTTTACTGCATCTTCAACTACAGTTTTTAGTTGATCATTTATTTGAGTGATCAGCTCATCTGATACTATTTTAACTGTCATTAGATTATCCTTTCTATTTAAATTAACGACAACATATAATTAACACAACTGTACACACAGTCAAATATTATTTTTTAAAAATATTCACCATCATCATAATCAATTTTTTTACTTTTTTTTCTATTATCAAAATTAATAAATTCATTTCTTAAAACAGAAAAATAGCCATTGGCAATGATACGTTTATCTTTATAGTTTAGTGTCGTTTCATTTGCCACTTCTTCAATTATATAATGTTTCTCATAGAACCGACCCAACGATAGTTCTTTCTTAGTGTCGTACACTTTGCCATTGTGTCTTCGTGCAATATCCTTTGCGTCAGATAAATGAGTTGCTCGACCTATGCACTCACCATCCACAATAACTGCATACAGTTCTTTGCGTTTGCGTAGATACTTCTCTTGTGCAATCC